GCATATAGAGTTTTTCATGACTTTTGAGCAGGGGAAAACAGGGTAAGAAATCGTCCAGTTCCAGCAGTTGACAAAACTTGTATAATACATACGAATATGATAAGAAATTGGAGCGACCCCGCGGACAATGCCGAATAAATGATGGCTGAATTTCCTTGAACATATACCGCAGCTTGTCCTCCATTTCGCGTGACATTGTCGGCGCACAGAACGCATTCATCCTGTGTAAAATATGGGGGATGTGCTCGTAGAATTTGTTCAGATGAAGTTTCTTTAAGACCTCCCGGAGTTTTTGAGGTTTCAATGTGCGCGGGTCGGTAATCCGCTCCTTCTTGATTTCCGCCAGTATATTCTCATACACATCTGGTGGAATCTCGGTGCTTTCCTTGGCTTGGAACTGGGCCAACCATTCATTGAAATGGTTAATCTTCTTATAGGCAAAGTATGAGATTTCACGCGGCGGGTCCTTATAGGACGGCTTCTCGGAATCCACCAAAATAAAGTCCTGATAGCCACACCCCGGGCAGCCTAATGTTGCTTCATTGTGATAAAAGACCATCTCTGTTTCGCAATGAGGGCACGCACCAAAATCGGGTTCTATGCCAGAGCCTGGTAGAATTCCACCACGAATAGCAGTCGGCTCAATAATACTCAAATAACGCTCCAATGCTTTGTCGCGCTGAAGACCATTTGAATCTTCAATGTCCCGGGCTCTAATAATCTTCTTTGGCTCTTTTTCGGTAATTGTCGGCATTGGCTGTGAAAGTGACGTCTCAGTAACATCGGTATCCGCCGACCCAGCACTGAAATAATTCAAAACGCTATTTTGGGGTGTCCGTAATTTACTAGCAGGTTTCTTGCTGGAAACATGGTGCCCTGAAGCAATTTTTTCCTGCGAATCGTAATAATTAAAGAGAATGTTTCCAACTTGTAAAAAATAATCAAGTCGTTCGTCATCTTTCTGGAGGCGAACCACCTGCTGTTCTAAATCTTGTAAATCTTCAACGAGGACTTTGTATTCATCGGCATGAAGAGCCCCGGTGAAGGCATCAATCTGAGCCTCCTTTTCCAGTATCTTCTTTTCTAGGCCCGTGATTTGTGCCCGTTTTTCATTCATAGTCCGCATCTTCTCAGTATGAAATGCCTCTAAGGTCGTGGGCATATCGGTCACTTCTTGAGCAGGAGCGTCCATTGTATGAAGAACCATGTGTAGAGGTTTATTTTCAGACATTAACTATATCCTATCTTTCATTGTTCCTTATGTCATCTTCGGATTTTTAAGAACCGCGGGATTTCACAGGAAGACTTCCCCCGGTACAGTCAATGAAATTGACCATCCTCGGGTTTTTGGCTCCGCCGACTGCCCCGGTAAGGGTTTTTGGCACCGCCAGATGCCCCGGTGTTCTCCAGAAAAATCTCCAAAAATTCTCCATTTTCGCCAAATTATTTTCTCTGCGATGAATATAACAAATGGGAGGCGGTGGTTTAATGCAGCTCGTTGCCTATGGCGCGCAGGATATCTACCTGACGGGAAACCCTCAGATCACGTTCTTCAAGGTGGTGTACCGTCGCCACACCAACTTCGCGATGGAGTCAATTGAGCAGACCTTCAACGGCACTGCCAACTTCGGCAAGCGTGTTACATGCACGATCAGCCGTAACGGCGACTTGATCCACCGCATCTACCTCCAGGCCACCCTGCCTAAGGTTCAGCTTGCCTCCACGGACGGCTCAGGCGCCCAGTTCCGCTGGCTCAACTACGTCGGCCACAACCTCATCAACTCCGTGGAGCTTGAGATCGGCGGCCAGCGCATTGACAAGCACTACGGTGACTGGCTCCAGATCTGGAATGAACTCACGCAGGAGGCGGGCAAGCAGGCTGGCTATGCGGAGATGGTTGGCAACGTTCCCGAGCTCGTGAACTTGCTCGTCCAGGGCGGTGAGACGTGCGACGATGCGTGCGCCGGCGGTGAGCCCAACACGCTCGCCGAGGTCGCCAACTGCGCCCCGGAGTACACCCTCTATATCCCCCTCCAGTTCTGGTTCTGCCGCAACCCGGGCCTTGCGCTCCCGTTGATCGCTCTCCAGTACCACGAGGTCAAGATCAACCTCGAGTTCAACGAGATCAAGTACCTCTGCTGGGACCAGGTTTCCGGCACGGCGGCCTCACACGCCATCCGCGACCGCGTTTCATCATCTGGCCTCGTCTCCGCGTCGCTCTATGTTGACTACATCTACCTTGACACTGATGAGCGTCGCCGCTTCGCTCAGGTCTCCCACGAGTACTTGATTGAGCAGCTCCAGTTCACGGGTGATGAGTCCGTGACCTCCTCCAACAACAAGATCAAGCTCAACTTCAACCACCCCACGAAGGAGCTTGTGTGGGTTGTCCAGCGCGACTCCTTCGTCGCCTGCGACGACGCCACGGTCAACCCTTGGAAGGGCATGCAGCCGTTCAACTACTCCGACTGGTGGGACCGGTCCGTCCTCGACTCCGGCTACTCCCTCACCCGCGTTGAGGGCCTCGCCGGCTACAACCCGGTCGCGGTTGCCAAGATCCAGCTCAACGGTCACGATCGGTTCTCCGAGCGCGAGGGCAAGTACTTCAACTTGGTCCAGCCTTACCAGCACCACACCAACGTGCCGGCTGTTGGCATCAACGTCTACTCCTTCGCCCTCAAGCCGGAGGACCACCAGCCCTCAGGCAGCTGCAACTTCTCCCGTATTGACAATGCGACCCTCCACCTCACGCTGACCAACAACACTGTCTCCAGTGTCTACTCAGCCAAGGTCCGCGTCTACGCCGTGAACTACAACGTTCTCCGCGTGATGAGTGGAATGGGCGGCCTTGCCTACTCTAACTAATCATAATGCCTGGCGATTGGCTACTACAATTTATCTTTTGGAGATTTTAATTAATCCCTGGAAGTAAAAATTGACATATAATATATGAATCCATCAGATGAATTCATACATTGTGCAATGAATAAGGAAGAGAAAGAGGCATGTAAAGCAACGATTAAATCACAAAATGGTGAAGAAAAAAGATGTTGGCGTCCAGCAAAAGAAAACGGATACTGCGGGAAGCATACAACTGCAGCCGAAATACAAGATGCGATAGAAAAAGGATTGATTAAATGTAAAACATACAGATGTACGGCTATGATTGATAAAAGTAGCATCGTTTGTCCGGAATGTTTAGAAAGGAAGGAGGAAGAAAAGAAGAAACATCCACGTTGTGCTGCTGTTATAGAACAGAGTAAAAATAAAGGAAAACAGTGTTCTCAAGCAGCAGTAGAAGATGGATTCTGTGGAAAACATAGTAAACGGGGTAAATTAGCAGAACATGCAAAGAGTATGAATAAACGAATTTGCGATGATGGTAAAAGATCTTGTAAAAATTTTACCGAAGATCAAAAACTACACTGTAATGAATGTTTAAAAAAATCTAGACTTGAAGATAATATTAGACACACAGCAAGAAAAGAAAAACCAGATACCTGTTATGGTTGTGGTAAGAGTCCTTTTATAAAAGCAAAAGGTGTGTTGGGTGAATTACAGCAATGCGAAGAATGTTATGAGAAAATGCTTGAAGTGGAACTAAATAGAAAGAAGAGAGAACGTAATTATAATGCTGAGCGGACAAAATATATAGAAACTACCTATAATGCTAAAAAGACTAATGCAATTGGAAGAAATATGGCATTTCATATTTCATTTGATTTCTTCAAAGAATTAGTTAATAAACAATGTATTTACTGTGGTGAGAAAAAGGAAAATGAAATTAATGGAATTGACCGTGTTGATTCAACACAAGGATATATTGAGAGTAATTGCGTTCCCTGCTGTAGCACATGTAATTTTATGAAAGGTGAATTAATTCAGCAGTCATTCTTAAATCAAATTAAAAAAATCTACAAATATCGGATTGAAAATAATACAGAGTTCAACACAAATAAAGTAGACGCAACAAATAACAAAACGCGTTATTATACAAATGAAATAGCAGACTTAATTCTTGCTGGAAACCAAGAAGAATATATAGAATGGTGTATTAATCAAAAACGTTCCGCTAATTATATTGCAACAATTAGAAGTCTAGCAAAAGTAAAACAAAGTAAATTACTTATAATTCAAGAATTAAGAAAAGCAGCTAAAACAGCAACAAAAGCAGAAAATTTAGATTTACAAAACAGAAAAAGAATTGGTATCAAAGAATTAGTCAATATGCTAGACCAAGGAAGATATAAGGAGGTTATAATGATTCAAGAAAACTTACATGGTAAAGTACCTGAGTTTGAGGCTGATATTTTAGAATTATTGACTAAATGGAACAATTTATCCAAAGAAGAAAAAGAAAAACAACTTATACGAATTCGGGTAAAATATCAAAATTTAAGAAATCGGGATAAAGAATCTACTACGCTTTACTTATAGATATCATTGTATATAGTAGAATAAGAAT